CTTTTTACCAGCTCGACCAACTCCTCTTATAGCTTTTTTACCAACTCGAGCGACACCTTTCGCGGCACCTTTCACCGCTCCACCAATTTTACCAGCCGCCTTGAATGGGTTGAGATAACTACCGATAAACGCGGCGATTCTCGCGTAAAAATACCATATGAGGAGTGTTGGACTGGAAATGCATGATGAGCAACTAGAAGCCATACTAGACATCATCATCATGGGCATCATAGCCGCCGCCATGTTGATACCTCTATTACAATGTACTGAGAAAAAATATATAAAAACAGGAAACGTTTCAAAGATATGTACGAAGTATACACAGATGGAAGTTGTCTTGGAAACCCCGGCCGTGGTGGTTGGGGTGCCATAAGTGAAGATTTCAAACTATGTGGTGCACAACCAAACACGACAAACAATATCATGGAGATGACAGCTATCGTGAAAGCTCTCGAACAATGTCTATATATGAACAAGACTCATGTGCGTATAATCACGGATAGTAATTACACGAAACAAGGAATTACTTCATGGATACACAACTGGAAGAAGAATGGGTGGAAAACGTCTTCGGGAAGTGATGTAAAAAATAAGGAACTATGGATTCAGCTCGATACATTGCGTTCTAAGATGAAGATGATCGAATGGAAATGGGTCAAGGCACATAACGGACACCCACAGAACGAGGCGGTCGATACACTCGCGAGGGAATGTGCGAAAAAATTGTCAGTCTAAGTCATGACAGACCATGATTGTGGATGGTGTGAAAAGCAGGAGAAGCTTTTGATAAAGTGGGCTGAAAAGGCTGCTGGATACCGATGGTTACATAATCATGCACGCCTTTTCTACAAAAAACAAAATGATTGGCTCGCGTATCCGAGTATAGTGATTGCGAGTATTACGGGTGTCGGTGGTTTCGCTGTACTGAACCCGAGTGGTAATGAAGATGTATCACCCGGTATGAAAAATAACATCATGATCATTCAGTACTTTTTCGCGTTTCTAAATGTTCTCGGTGGTATTCTCACGTCCATTAGTAAATTCAGTCAAAGTCTTCCACTATCCGAAGCACATTCGGCGATGTGTGTCAAGTGGTCAAAGTTTTATAGGAGTATTGACATGGAAGTATCTCTGGATGTAAAACATAGGGAAAATGTAGTCGAATTTATCATGAAATCTCGGGAAGAGTACGATAAACTCCTGAGTGAAGCACCTGATATACCCTCATTTTCTATAAAGGCGTTCCTCGAGCAGTTTCCGGATAAAGAAAACAAACCGGATGTCTGTAACGGTCTAAGTATTGTCGTGAATGACGAGACTGGGTCTGTGAGTTCGTCTCGCGCGGTAGCCAGGTGGCTCGGTGCTTTTAAGAATATCAGACGAAGAAGTGAAGAGTTACAGAGAATAGATTCTGTATAAAAAATGTGTACTACTTATAAATGCAACGTTTACCCGCCGTCTTTCTCATCACTTTCGTATTCGGAATCATGTATTCCCTTCTCGACCGTATGAATGGCAAGAATTTCGGGTTCAAGTCTATCCTCGACCCCTTTTACTTTTCTTTCACGACTATGAGCACGGTTGGATATGGTGACTATGTCCCCAAGACGGATATGGCGAAGATGCTTGTCATGGTTCAGCAGGGTATTCTCATCGGTGAAGTGATCAGCCTCCTCGGTCTCGAGGCGAACGCGAGCCTTTCCAACCGCATGGCGCAGATGACTGCCATGATGCCTCCCATGAAGACTGCTTAAAGTGTACACGACTTATCGGCGACGAGTGCATAGAATGCAGTGAGACCCAATGTGACACCTACGAGAGGTGTTTTGTATTTTGGTAAAAACGCCAGTGCTACCACGAGTAGACACAATACGTGTATGTACACGAATTGTGTGTATTCCACAAAAGCTCGAGTGTACCTCGAAAAACTGGGACTCGCGGGATAAGACATGAAAATAGCGTTCGATTCCTTGTTTAGTGCACGAGGACTGATGTTCTTGAAAATCTTTTCTTCTTCATCCACCTTTATGAAATCGAATTTGCTACACGACGCGTTAAAGTTGACCTGATCATCTTTACACCTCGGCTCTAAAGTATCGTTCAAGTACATTTTCAACTCTTTCACGTATCCCATGAACAGGCCCGCGTTCGCGATACTGTTTCCTCGACATGTCCCGAAAATGGTTCGAGACATGGGTCCACCCATGAGTTCTGGATCTCGAGAAACGAGAACTTTACAGTCACATTTCCTGAACAACGTGATGAGGTCATCAGGTTTTTTATTCACTTTCGTGTCGAAACCGTCGACGAACACGACGATGTCCGTATCACTCTTCGTATCGAGATACTTCAACACACCTATGGTTTTATCAGTGAATCCTTTCCACTCCGTACCCCAACCCAATACCTTGATAGGTAGACCAAATTCATTCTTCATGAGTTCTTCAAACATACCCTGAGATTTGTTCGCGTATGTGACGACTTCGAACGACATCACTCTATACATTATAGAAACATCTTTCTTCACCGATGAGTTTACACAAAAGATTACTTTTTCGATCCTGTAAATATGGTGTCAGATGATGATTCACGATGTATGAAAAGATGAGGGACAATTTTCGGTACAAGATGTCGAGCGTGACACTGTTTCGTTTGTTACAATCCCCTCGTTTTTCCTTACGAATCCCATCGAGATGTTTCAGTTTTTTGAGATCATCCTTGTGAGCGATTTTGTACTGTACCGCTGTACGAGGTTTCTTTTCGAGGTTCAGGGACCCTGCGTGTACGACATCGCAGTTGAAGAGAATTGAATTTGCGTTTATCGTGACCGGTCTCGAATAAAGCATCGGAGTGGTCGAATGACTTCCGGGACATACAGTGAGTGCCGGTCCATCATACTCGTACGTGATGAACGTGTACACAGGATGTTTCGTTTTAAAGACGTACTGACTCGATGTGACGTCGCGATGAAACGTCGAGAGGGTACAACCGTGAATGGTGTAGATATAGTCAAGGAATTCGTAGCCATCTGGAAGTTTTCGAAGAATTTCATGCTTCGATGGTCGATCCATCGTGACGAGACCATCCTTTTTCAGTGATGGTGTGAAAGATGTCGACGCATTCTGTTCCATCGCATACAGAATCAGGAATATTAGCACAACTATCAATATTAAAATGACTATCATACTTGACTATATCTCAGATTTTAATGACTTAAAGTATAAGCGTCTATGTAAAGTGTGGGCGTCCCACCCACATCGTTATACCCATTGGTCTGTAACAAGACTAAATGCACCGTTCCCATAGCTCAGTTGGTTAGAGCGTGGTGCTTATAACGCCAAGGTCACGGGTTCGAGACCCGTTGGGAACAACTTTAGTATCCAGGTTTTAAATGCGTGGGAAGTGCGTCCGGATTTGTTCGGGAAAAGAACAGGGATCGACCATGATCACTGTGTCCTATTGTACTCGTGTGACTTCGGTCGATGTGCATGAAGGTTCGTAAATCCTTGTAATAGATACGCGCCCCCTGAGCGATGAGATCTTCGTGTTTCATGTCAATATGATTATCCATCGGTAAGAAAAAGCGTTTGTACCATCTCATGTTTGGAATGTTTACAAGATAACATTTCGTACTCGAGATCCATTTCACTTTTTCTAGACTTCCTTCTTTTCTTTCGGGAAGTCTAGATAAACAATGGAAGAAACAAATTTCAAAATCATCACCCTTTTCGTCGATCACAGATTGTACTTGATCGTATAACCTGTTCGAGTCAATCACGACGTTATCTTCGAAGATGAGTGCGTACTTGACGTTTTGATTCTGACACTTTTCATAAATCTTCATGTGTCCCATCATACAACCTATAGCTCCTAGGTTGAAATAGGTTATATCGGGTCTTCGTACAGATGGATCATGATACATTTCGATAGCCTTATCATAATAATCCGGGTCTATGTGTTCACGGAACTTTTCAGCCTTCTTGGGTGTTCTCGTATCTCTACCGTATACAATCTCGAGAGGTATCTTCTTGTCGATACTCTGTATGAACTTTTCACTGCGCGCCGGTTCACTCTTGAGTGCAAGTAGAAAACACTTAAAGTCGTACTTTTCAAACTTTTTACGCTTTGAACGCATAAGTAATATGATCACAAATACTAAAAGTACCAAATACACGATCATACTACTGTAACGAAACATTTTTATGGAAATCATTATCGACTCAATTGGACTGGTGAGTTCAATTCTCATCACGATCATGTTTGTACCACAAGTTGTTCATGTATACAAGACGAAGGATACACATGCGATCAATTATACATTCTTATGTATCAACATGCTGGCGAGTGCATTGGGGCTCGTATATTCTGTGTACTTCACAGTCATTCCGATGATCGTGGCGAATACGTCCGCTGGTCTATTTTCAGTCTCACTCATAAGCATGAAATACATAAACGAACTTAAAGAAAAAGTACCTACTAATACTATATCCGCTCCTATAGTGTAGTTGGTCAACACTGTGGACTTTGAATCCACCACCCGTGGTTCGAATCCACGTGGGAGCTTTTGTCCTCTCTTAGCTCAGTTGGTAGAGCAGTGGACTGTAGTTCCATTTGTCATTCGTTCGATTCGGATAGAGAGGATCCATTCTCCCATAGCTCAGTTGGTAGAGCGCGCGACTGTTAATCGTGAGGTCATCGGTTCGAACCCGGTTGGGAGAGAAGTAACTTAAAAATACAAAACCTAACAACAGTAATGGCAACTGTTGTTAAGTTTTTGTTTGCACCGTTTGTCTCATCTTCACAGAGGAAACGCCCCGTTCGTTCATCCCTGTTAGATGCTCCACCACCTCCTGTGGATACGACAAAGGAATGGGAGTTTGGTAAATATTGTTGGAAGGCTATCGTTGAATCTTCGGACCGCGAAACTGGAAAACCTGATCGAACGTTCATTGGATATAGTCAGAATATGAATATCACAGACAGGACGAAGGGTGCATGTGATAGACATAAAAGGTCCGGTACTGTGTGTGGTGAACCGATCATGGTGATGAAGGGTGGTGAATGCGACGAAGTTATATTTATGAAAACAAAGGATGGAAAAATGGTAAATCTTACGAATCCGTTTCATTAATAGAAATCGGAGGTGCTTCAAGTATCTCAAGTTCAAGAACATTCTCTTGTGTTTGAGATGGTTTTACATACGCGATACGACAATCTTTTGCTTTGAGCACATGATTGCCATGTGGCTGAGGAACGGCGATCGGTTTACAGAGAAGTGCGAACATTTTAGACTTCTTCGATACTACCGGTGTAATATATACGTCGATTAATTTTCCGAAGTAAGTTCTTATTTTCTAGATACGCCGTACGTGGTCCGCGCACGAATATACCTTCTTGTTCAATACGTATAGACATGTACTGTGTGCTGTTGTCCCGACAATACGTGGAACGAAATCTTACATCTTCTTCTGAATCGACTACACAATCGAGTACGACATCGAGTGGACCCATGTGTTTTACGATGGATTCGAATGTTTCATCAGAATGTTCAACTTGTTCTGGTAAAAATGTGATCATCACACGTGGTCGTTCCATCTGAGTCATCATTCTTTCAGCATTTTTATAATTCTGTGACACATGAAGTCTGTGGTCATCTCGTATTCTCCATCCCAACTTTGTTCCTACTCCCTGTAAAGAAATGGGTGTGACGATACCAATCGACATATTTTAATATGTGACCTATAGTTTAAGTAAATTTAATATTGGAAAAGAATAAACGATGAATCATTGTCTCGTGTTTGGGGCCAGGGGACATTTGGCGAGAACCCGTATCATCCCGGCTCTCAAGAAATTGGATTGCCCTCACACTCCCATTTCTAGACAGCAAGTGGCAAACTTGGAACACCTGAGAGGTGTCCCTAACGTTGTGGCATACATGTCCATCCCCACACACAACTTTTGTGAAAACGTGGAACCATACCTCGGTCTTGTCGATGCGACGTACATCCTTGAGAAGCCTCACGGGCATTCTGCGTACGATTTTCAAAGAATCAAAGATTTCATAAACGAAAACAATCTAAAAGTGGTGTACAATGATCATTACCTGGGCAAGGAAGTTCTGCAACACATCCAGACTCCAAAGAAACTTGAGTCTATCAAAATCAAGTTACATGAGAGTGGAGACATGAATGAGAGGATTAATTACTTTGATACTGTGGGTATTGTGGGGGACATGTATCAAAGTCATTGTGTCCTGTTGTTCGCGACAATCATCGCGAAACATACATTCAGAAATCGTGAAGAAATCTTAAAAGAATTGGCTTCGGTCGAACCGGAAATAATTCAAATTGCGAGAAATTTAGAGTACAAAGGTACAGCACCTACGGAATGCAAAATTAGAATGACCTACGAGGGTATTGAATTAGAGGCAGATTTGGCCAAGATGGTTCCTGGTGACAAATACATTCTCACGAATGACAATGATAAATGGGAACTTGATATGGGTGGGTGCGCCTATGAAAACGTACTCAGGGAAATCAAAAGTGGTAACAGAGACTTCTTCCTAAAGGAGGAGGAAGTCGATCATCTATGGGATCACGCCTCCATCATCTCATGTTGACCAAAGTAGTTGCGTTGCGCCATGATAAACTTCATGGATGTGGATGTTTGATGCGTAAAATCGTATTGAGTGAGTGCGGCCTGGATAGCTGGACAGGGAATACCCGCGGCGGTACAGTACATCATCATGACCCGGGCATTTTCAGCCGTCTCCTCGATGATGGTGCGATAGTCTCCACCAATCATCGGACACTCGATGATGGTACCAGAAGACCAAGCCTGTTTGATACTCTCATCACCGACGTGTCGAGTAGCCATGAGGTCGTAGCCTTCAAGGAGGGATGTCGCGAAGACAAAACGAAGTGCGTCCACCGCAACTCCAAAGTCGATGGCACAGTTTCTGTGTTCACCTGTGTTGACTGCCTTAATATGACGACTCGTAAATCTCGAGTTCACTGCAGAATTGATCGTAGGTGTGGGAATACCGTACTCGAGACCAATCTCCGAACACCATAGACCCGTGTTATTCATGTGTCCGATATCAGCAATCTTTTTGAGATCGTATTCATGAAGTACATCCATAGCCGATTTCGTGAGGTAGCCATAAATGTCAGTGTTTTCAATTCGCTTGAGAACCTGTTCCATGTAGAATTCATCCTGGTTGCAGTAGGCGTACACGTCAGCGATACCCTGGAGCATACCGTACTCTACACCGTTGTGTACCATCTTGGTAAAGTGACCGACACCATAGTCCTCACCCATGTATGCGTAACTCTTGGCGAACGACTTGAAGAGATCTTCGTGTTCTTCAAACGTCTTCAGGGGTCCACCGATCATGAGTGCGGGACCGAGGCGAGCACCTTCGGCGCCACCAGACAAACCCGTACCGAGGTACCCAATTCCCTTGGATTGACAGAACGCACCACGATTCCTCGAGGTTCGGTAAAATTCGTTCGAACAATCCACGATAGTGTCACCCTTGGACATCACCGAGCTCAGTTGTTTCACCATGGCATCCGTCGTCTCCCCATGGGGAAGAGCTGTGATAATCGTGCGAGGCTCTTTCATATCAGAGACCATCTCCTCAACATTTTCGTAACCCTTCACATGAGAAGACTTCTTGACAATCGCCTTCACCTTTTCGGGTGAACGGTTACACACATTGAGTTCCTGAGACTTTTGGATGTTTAGGGCGAGGTTGCCACCAATGGAGCCGAGACCGATGAGACCGAGAGACATTATAATTCTAGTGTGTCCCATCCTTTTATACTGATTTCACTCTCTTCACACCATGGATACATCTCTTCGCCTACAAAGTTAAGAGCATCTGTACCCGCCTCGATACACTGGTCACAAATACCCTTATTGTCATCGATGATGAGACCGATGTTGAGAGCACGACAGATGTCAGACTTTTTCACCTCATGAGGGGTGTAACTGTTTGTAAGAATGATATCATTGAAAAGATTAGGGAAATACGTATCTATCCAGGTTTCAGTCTCTTCTCTCACAGTGTCCTGGCGACCGGTGACGATATACATTTTATTACACTGACGCCTGAGTTTATACATGGCTTTCTGTGACCCCGGTATAGGTTGGAGATCCATGAAGGCTTTAGATTTGTAGAATTCCCGTACCATCTCCTGTGAAGATGTTTCATCTATTTCGAAAATTTCACGGTACACGTAATTGTACTTGGGTTTAGACCAAAGTTTATGTGTTTTGTGGTTATGTTTCGCCATAGGAAAGAGAAATTGTACCAAGACTTCATCGATGTCGATCGCGATTCTGTTCATTTCTATATGTTACTATTATTCATAATCTCTAACTACCACGCCAACGGGAAAACGCGGGACACCGAGAGCGGTCAGGTTTTGGAAACGCACGGTGAGCATCTTCCCCATAAACTTCTCACGATTCTTGTAATCTTCTTCTCTCTGAGCGATAGTACCCTCGGGTCTGGCTGTAAACTGTTGACCATCTTTGGTCTTACAGACCCAAACAACCGCGTCTGCGTCACGACCATGACCCGTCTTGGCACCAACAATCTCATATTCCTCTGTCTGGAAATCCTTGTACTTGAGGAGGTAATTGCTTCGTTGACCCACTTCGTACACACTGTTCGGATCACGAATCATCGTACCTTCGAATCCTTGTTGCATAAACATTTTATGATAGGCTATCATGTCTCCATGCTTTTTGACACCAAACATTTCAACATATTCATAATGAGGATTGGAAAGACCTTTAAGTTGGTCCCACCGTTCGTCAAATGTCATACCTAAATTCTTGAGATCAAAGAAGTCAAAGACATAAAACTTCAGCTTCAAAGGATCCGTTTTGAAAGTGCTCGTGAGTTCCTCAAAGTTGAGATTGGGATCGTAGGCTTCACCGTCAACGTATTGACCCTCTTTGAGCCCCTTACCGAGAATCTCAGTTCCGGGTACAATCTTACCAGTTCTTGAGATACCCCCATCCTTGGAGACAAGTAGGCGAACACCATCCAATTTGGGTTGGACGTAGAACGGCTCGGAGATGTATTTCTGGCGATCTTCCCATTTGTTGGCGAGCATAGGCAACACCTGGTTACACTTGGTGTGCTCATTATTCCACATGGTTTGGGCTCTCTTGAGCGCCTTTTCGTACCCCGTCTTGACATTAGTTCGCGACTCAGAGAATTTATCACTCCCCACGATACCAGAGATCTTCACGATGTCTGCGGTTCCATTCTTCAAGTCCTCAACTTTAATGTCGATGTAGCGATCATTACCATGTTTATCCTGTTTGATAAGGCGTTCCATTCTGAGAGTAAATAAATTCTCAACTTTAATTAGATGTCTGAAATACCAGTTGTGAATTATGGCAGAATGGAGCGACTTAGGCCTCCAGAGAGCACATTCTTGCCTCTGAATATGAACACGTTTTGTATCGCGTTCATTATTTTATGTATTTTGGGACTGTATAAGCGTTCAGTGACAATCACTCAAGCGCGGAAACGATTCCATACTTGAGACACTTATCGGGTCCGAGGTAGATATCCTTCTTCATGAGTTTCTTGAATTTACGTTCGGGGATTTTCGTCTTTGAGAGATACATCTCCTTGAGCATTTTCATAAGTTTATCTGTTGACTTTAATTCGTGTTTGAGATCATTGAAGCTACCCCACATTTCTGTACTAATTTGGTGGATGAGAAGGTAAGCATTTTTACCCATGCGACGTTCTTTACCACCCAGAAGTATAAATGTTGCCGCACTACAGCAGGCTCCTTGAGCTATAGTGACTACCTTCACACGAGATCGTTCCAGAACATTCATCATGTTTAGACCAGCATACACATCACCACCTTCGCTCATGATATGAACACGGATCATTGGTTCGTACCCAACAAGCTCTGCCATCTTCTTTAGGAGCTCAATTTCAAGCTTCTTGAACTTCTCGACAAACTCGAGAGTGTTTTCCCTGTCTACGTCACCGTAAAAGAGAATTTCATTTCCGATAATCTTGACACACTCTTCGACTTCATTGTCCTTGTTATCATCTTCGGTCGTAGGCATTTTTGAGTGCCTTCTTTACTCTTGTTACGTCCTTTGATTTTAAGCCATTTCCAACAGCAAGATGATTGATGACATCGAAATCTTGGGGTGTGATTTTATACTCGAGTAGCGGTTCCAAGTCTCCACTTTCTGCATATTTCTTTAATAGACAGAGTTCCTCGATACCAAGTCCGGTTCTTGATTTTTTATGGATATCATGGAACTTTTGTTTCCGCATCTTATAGTTTCCAAGTTTTGTCCAACAACTCCCTGGTCGTAACTTTTCTCTGTCAAGTGGCTCACCGAGAGATGATTTAGGTATCGTCAAAGCATGTAACACGAAATAGGGCATGAGATGCCAATTTCCGGATTGATAAATGTGATTATCGAATACATCTGCGGTTGAAAACGCATCCGTACATCCAAGTATATCTACATGTTTCGAATCGATATAGTTTTCCTGGAATATGTCCCACATGTGTCCATGTTCGGGTATACTATCCATAATTTCGATAGGACCGGGATCACTCAACACATCAGCGATAAACTCTTTCGGTGTTTTGAAGTCATCCATTTCATCATAACCTTCTAGGTACGTGAAAAAGTTTCGAATGTTTCCTTGTGCTCGAACAGCCGCAGCATACGCTTCCGATCCTTGATTGTCCGTAAGTGTTAAAAGGATATCAGGTTTGTGTTTAGGAATCATCACTGTTTCGAAATTGGGAAACATACACATCGTCGTCGCGGTCACGAGGAGTGACCCACGAGTGAGTCTATCACCGTCAGAAACCCGTTCTATGATTGGTTTGAACACACTGTCGTAATTGTCGATGTATACATGTTTTCTACTCGGTTTGATAAACGGTAAAAAATGTGATTCCTTTTTTAGGTGATGTGGTAAGAGTTCCACATGATTTGTATTTTCGAGAACTTTTTCGAGAATGAACGATTTACCGACGCCAATCGCTCCACAGATGAAGACATTCCTTCCCTCTTTGATGTATCGTCGAATGAGATCAATTTGTTTTGTGTGAATTGTCGTCACAACGGGACTTTTTTTTTGCTCGACTATTTTAATGAAGGAATCCATAGATGATCTTACTAATCAGGCCATAGATTTGGTACTCAAAAATGACGCACTACATGAAAGAATCGTAAAACCTTTAAGGCGTAAAATTTTACCATTTGTGGTATCAGTAATCCTTACCAATATTTTGATGTTTATTCTTTTGGCGTACCTTGTTCGACGTCTGTCTCTTCTTCCTCTTCATACTCTTCAATTTCCTCCTCAAGTTCCTCTTCCTCCTCTTCAGTAGGAGCGAACATCTTACCAATCTTCTCGAATGGTGTATCCTGTGTGATGGCACGAATGGGTTCAATCGTCTTGGGTAACTTGAGTGCTGGTATCGGGCGTACAGTTAGTATTTCTGGTTTCGTAAACACACCTTCAATTGGATATTCTTGTTCAAACTTTAACAAGATGTTCTTGGGTATAGGTGGAGACTGTTCGAGTAGACTATCATACGTCGCCTTGCATTCTTCGACGAATTTCAAACCCTCCTTTTTACGTTCTTCACGTGGAAGTGCGAGTTGTAACCGAATGTTTCTCGAGAGACTACCATGTCCCAATGCGGCAGTCCTATGATTCTCCATCAATTCATTCACTTTGAGAAACTGCATAATAGTAGCGATTAAACCTGCTACAAGATTTAAGCCACCGATGATAGATGGTGCCGCGGGCTGGATACTCGCCGGTAAAGTGGACTGAGCGAAGTTTGCAGTTCCGGTGATTGTTGATAGAACAATGACAGGTAAATTAAAACGCAGACTCATCTTTTTAAACATCAAGAACGCGCGATGATGCATGTACCTGTAACACGCCGAGGATTCACCCCATTGACGAAGTACATTCTCGTGATACTCATTCCACATTATCTCCATATTAATTTCTTCGCTCATGTTATAATAGATGAACATAATATTCCTCATTCATCTTGTTTTCTTGATCGGTATCCTCGTCGTTCCGTTTACGAATGATCGCAGGAGTCTAGAATTTTATTCCGTTCTCATACCTTTCATCTTTTACCACTGGTCAGTGAACGATGACACATGTGCTCTCACACAGGCCGAAATGGCCATCACCGGGCAGAAGAAGGAGGAAACGTTTATGGGACGAGTCGTCGGACCTATTTATAAGATGGAAGAGAATGAGATCAATCATCTTACAAAGACTGTGTTCTTTGTGCTATGGGGTTTCGTACAGTATCGTTTAGGACACTTTGATAACATCATCAAGGATACATTCAAGGTATGGCGAGGTCAAACGATTAAGTGATCACTTTTTACTATTTTTAATAAGTTCCTGAACACGTTTCATAAATTCCTTATTACGTTTAATCTTTGGATCGGCGTTTATGATACGAAGTAGGGCTGCAGAAGGTATCTTCGGTGCATTACCTTTGGACTTTGGAGTCGCTTTCAGTTTTTTACGCGCCTCCTGGATCTGCTTCACACTTGGCATTTTTATTATATGTACACATAATAATAATGGAGACCAAGCTCCAAGATGATATCGACCACCTTCATGAGATGATCAAGGAAAAATACGACGCACTGCTCGGTGAAAAAGCGCGAATTGATCTTGTCATAGATGATATACAGAAGGATATCAATCAAGGTCGTACACAGACGCCGAGAACGGAACTCATGAGACAACAAGATATCTTTCGAGATGAGATTAGAACACTCACGAAAGAATTCATCTCTGACCGAGATTCATTGTCATCTAAAATTTCGCGTCTCGAGGATATAAAACGTAAACGTGAGGAAGATATTCGTCTAGGAAAAGAATCAATCGAGTACAATCTTGATAATATTCAAAAATATATAGACGGTGGAAACACGAATGACGTGTACAATGCGATCAAATCAATCAAGAATGCTTTGGTCATCATAAATAATAAACTCAGCGAATAATAAATGACCGCCGTGGATACATTCATCGCCATGCTCATGAATTCCCGTACACAGACGCACTATTTTCATCTGAATACAAATTCATACGCACAGCATAAAGCACTCGAAAAATATTACACCGGCATCGTTCCTCTCATTGACGCATACTCCGAGACATACACAAAAAAAGTGAAACCGGTTCCGATGAATAAACGCTTCATGAAAACGCCAGCTAAGATTGCGGTATATTTTAAGGATATGTTACGCCGTATTAAATCGATGAAACTTCCGACCGATTCACATCTCAAGGCGATTGAGGATGATATTGTCGCACTCATTCATAAAACCATTTACATGTTGAAACTCAAATAAATTTCCAGTCATATACTAAATGAAGAACACGACGAAACTTCAGATAGGTCTGGCTGTGCTCGCGGTCATCGTAGCATACATGTGGTTCAATCCACGTGTCGTGAAGGTTGAATCGAAACCAGAACTTCCCATTCCACCTCGACCCACCGCTGTGCGACGCGATCCTGAGTATCGAGGTCCACCGATAAAAAAGTATAAGCCTGGGCAGATGCAACAGATGGGTATTCTTACTGGGCCGGGTGAAGTCACGATGCCATTATACGGTAAGGAAGTCACAGGAAGGCGTGACAGGTATCATTACTACACGACGACACCTGGTCAACAAATATACCCAGTTCCGGTGAGTCACAACGCACGTGACTGTATGGAGGATATAGGATGTCAAGAACTCTATGGGAATGAAACAGTCTCAGTGACAGGTAAAACTGGTTCATTCAAGGTGAAGATGTACCGGACGGATAACTTTTTTTAAACTTTGGCAATCTTTCGTCCCTGCCCGACGAGCTTACTACTCGAACAACAGGAACAACAGAATAGGAGTAACATTGTGGGATAAAAGGGTGCAGGCATCGGAAACGGGAATGTTTCACTCCAGAAACGATATCCCATGTATAACATCGCGAGTGAGCATATACAACTACAGAGCATAGAGGCTGCTGACATTGGCTTAGGTTTACCCTTCGAACTCATGTCAGGAATCGGGCTTACAAAGAACCACAGGGACGACAGCGCTTGGCCCATTGTTTACTTTACCCTGAGAAAATTAATAGGTTTTGATACCAGTCAGGCCATGTAGAGTGTATTGAATTACGCGGAGTGCACCCGAGAATGCTGAACAGGCGCACAGTGCCATACCAGCAGTGACCATGGCGGTTTGCTCTTCCATGTTTTGTAACATCATCAAGATGAAAATGTTTAGGAGTAGACTCGAAGACGTAGACGATGCCATCGGCAACGCAGATTTCCTAGACATTTTGTTATACAGTATTAACAGAAATTATTCTCCTGAATGATGTCATATTCTCGGTGATGAAGATTTGTACCAGTACGTAACCTAGACTTGATCTGTATGAGTTCCTTGATGGTATCATCAGCAAGATTTTTGAAAAAGTCCATCTTCGCCTCCATGTCATCCAATTCGTGATGTTCTTTCCGGGCTTGTACGTACGGCCATGTGTGCTTTCTGAGGGATGCAACTTCATCTTCTAATTGTCGGATACGTGGGAGGAGTACTTTATTGATCATCATCTTCAATTCAATCACATCACTCATCTTGAGTATACGGAGTTTGTCTTCTTTAAATTTTATGATAGCCTATAGTAATATGCAGTATAAGGAACTGAAAGAAAAGGCGAAGAAAATGGGTCTACGTGTCACGAAGGACGTGCGTGGTAAACGTGTCAAACTCACGGCGAGGGAACTTCGTTCGAAACTCAGGATGAATTTTGAAAATAGCGTCAAAAATGCTCAGCAGGTGATTCGACTTTGTAAGACAATCGTCGTTCCCGCTTCGTCCGTACCGGCACCACCCCGCACCGGTGGTGGTCCCCCACCTCCGCCACCACCACCTCCTTCCCAGCCACCCAGGAAACCGGTCATAAATTCGACCCGCGCTAAACTCATGGCTGAATTGAAAGCCAACCTGAAAAAACGAGGACTCAAAAAATAATCTCATCGATTAGTATAAGCACGATCATGGATAATTCCCAGTCCAAGAATAACAAGCCCGCCAACAACGCGAAGCCCGCCAACAACGCGAAGCCCAACAATGGTAACGCGAAGCCCGCCAACAACGCGAAGCCCAACAATGGTAACGCGAACAA